CAAAATAATCCTATCACTACTACTGGCAACATCTCTGGTGCTGCTGCCACGTTTTCTGGTGTCCTTGATGTTTCGCAGGGCAATGTTACAGGGTCTACCGCTTCTGTATTGTTAGGTGCTGACGCTAACGCAACTACAAGAACAAATGCTACTAACAAATTTTTCACTCTAGGTGCGGCTCATTATACAAACGCAGAAGAACCTATTGCAGCTATGTCATTGAGTAGCACATCAAGCGCAACCACGTTGTATCTGGGTTCACAGCCAAATGGAACATTTAATGTTCCTACAGAAATTCAACTTCGTACCGGAGCTTCTATAACCGCAACGGGTGGAGTTGCTGCTCTTACCCTCGACAGCAGCCAGAACGCCACGTTTGCTGGTGAAGTAGGTGTGAAAGCATTATCTATCACTGGTAATCATGCATCTATTACTGGTGCAAATACTACATGGATAAATAACGCTGGATCTGGAACAACTAGAATGATTGCTCTTGGTGAAGACGCAAGCACCAATGGAACAATAATATTTTCTAGTAGACGTTCTGATTCTTCAAATGCAACTAATCTTCTTACTCTTGGTGGTTCATCAGGTAATGCAATCTTTACTGGTGATGTTGATATTCAATCATCAACAGGTGGTAAATTAATTCTTACAACTACCGACACTTCTGGTGCAACAGGCGAAGATGTTGGCTCAATAGACTTTTATAGTAGTGATTCAAGTACAGGTTCAACTGGTGTTCAAGCAAGAATACTTGGTGAAATGGATAGCAACGGTGATAGTACTGCACTTCAGTTTTTTACTGGACTGTCGACCGGAAGCGGAAGTCCGACATTAAGAAAAAGAATACAAATTGATGGTGCTACCGCTTCAAATGGAAATATCTCATTTTTTGATGATTCAGGTACTAGTGCAAAATTTTATTGGGATGCTCACAATGAGAGATTGGGTATAGGGACTTCCTCACCCGGAGAACTTTTAACTCTATCTGATGCAACACCAGTTTTAAGATTTGTTGATTCTGATACTTCAAGAGAAGCACAAATTGTTTCTGTTGATGGTAATCTACGATTTGATGCTGATAATAGTAATGCTCAAGCTTCTACTAATATAGCATTTAGAACTGATGGTTCTGAAAGGATGCGTATTGACAGTAGTGGCAATGTAATTATTGGCGGCACTTCTGCAACCAACTCCGCAACATTCCAAGTTGAAACAGATACAGATACAAGTGCTGATGGTGCTGGTGTAGTTCACATATATAACAAATCTACAACGGCTGGTGCTAGTGCTTCGATTTTATTTCAATCTGATGAGGGTGGTGGAGATAACAGAAGAGGATACATTGAAGGTTTAAAAACTGGTTCTGGAAATGGCGGTGGCCTTGCATTTTCAACTAGGCAATCTGGTGGAACTTTCAATGACCAAGCATTATTAATAGATGACTTAGGCAACGCCACGTTTGCTGGTAACATTGAAAGTGCGTCAGGTGCTGTGGCAACGATTGGTGGCACAACAAACCATCAACGCCTAACGGTTGGTGACACTTCGACTAGTACATCAGGTATTGCGATTGCGTCTTTAAACACCTCAACAACAGGGCTGTTCTTTTATGACGGTGCTAACGATGGCGCAATCACCTACAACCACACGTCCCGTGAAATGCTGTTACGCAGCGGTGGCTCGACATTCCTAACGGGTGACAGTTCTCAAAACGCCACGTTTGCTGGTGGTATTGATGTTTCTAGCGGCACAATCAAACTAGATGGAAATTATCCTACTGGAACAGAAAATGTTGCGTTAGGTAATACTGCTTTAGATAGTGTTGCCTCTGATGGAAATTATAATGTTGCTATAGGTAATGCCGCACTTACAGCAAACACTACTGGTGATAATAATACTGGAGTTGGTGCAAGTGCTCTAACAGCAAATGTTGGCGGTATACAGAATACAGCAGTCGGTGCGTTTGCTTTAGATGCTAACACAACAGGAAATTATAATACAGCTATAGGTGGTAATGCACTTTCAGCTAATACTACTGGAACAACCAACACAGCAGTAGGTAGATTTGCATTAGCTGCTAATACTACTGCTAGTTTTAATACTGGCCTTGGATATCAAGCTATGTATAGTGCAAACAGCGGTTATCACAATACTGCTGTTGGTAAAGATTCAATGTATCATACTACTTCAGGATTTAACCTTACTGCGGTTGGTATGTCTGCAATGTATAACAATACCACAGGCACCAGAAATGTCGCAATAGGATATGAATCATTATATTCTAATACCACTGGTGTTAATAATACAGCACTAGGTCAACATAGTTTACGTTCAAGCACGACTTCTAATAGTAATACAGGAATAGGAATAAATGCTCTTTATTCTAATACTGCTGGTGATAATACAGCAGTTGGAGCATCTACGGCATATAATAGCACAACTGCTACTGGTATAACCGCTATAGGTAGACAGGCACTAACTTTAAATACAACAGGTAGTAATAATACCGCTCTTGGATATCAACCATCATATTTTAATACAACAGGTGCAAATAACACTGTTGTTGGATATCAAGCTGGTTATACTAATACAACTGCTAGCGATAATACGTTCGTAGGATATGCCGCAGGATATTTCAATGTAGCTGGTGCAAATACTGGTATAGGTAGACAGGCATTAAGAAGCAATACTACCGCAACAGGAAATACTGCTCTTGGATATCAAGCTGGTTATACAAATCAGACAGGTGCTTCTGTAACTTATTTAGGTTATCAAGCAGGTTATACAGCCACAGGTAATAATAATACTCATGTAGGTTATCGTGCTGGTTACTTAGTAACTACAGGAGCAGACAATACTTTAATAGGAACTGTAGCAGGTGATGCACTTACTACAGGCGCACAAAATACAGCAGTAGGACAAGGTGCATTAGGTGGAGAAACTACAGGAACTGCAAACGTAGCCATTGGTTATCGTGCTATGCAAGCTACCTCTGGTTCTGCTAACAGTGTAGCTGTTGGTAGAGACACATTATATAATGCAACTAGTGATGGTTTAGTAGCTATTGGGTATAATGCATTAAATCAAAATACGAGTGGTACTACTAATGTTGCTGTTGGTTATCAGGCTTTAGATGCGAACACTACTGGTTCTGGTAATACTGGCGTAGGCTATCAAGTTCTATCTGCATCAACAACAGGCGATAGAAATGTTGGTGTTGGAGAAGGTGCATTATTTGATAACACTACTGGATATAGAAATACAGCTATAGGTTATGGTTCTACAGATAACAATACAACAGGTCACAACAATACTGCTGTTGGTTATTTAACTCTTAGAACGAATACCACAGGAGCTAATAATGTTGCTGTAGGTTCTGGTGCTTTAGACGCAAATACTACTGCATCCACTAACACAGCAGTAGGTGTTAATGCATTGACTTCAAACACTACAGGCCAAGTAAACACTGCTCTTGGTTATCGTGCTATGGCGACTCAAACAACTGGTTCTAACAATATTGCGTTAGGTAACAATGCATTAGAAAATAGTACTACTGGCGCACAAAATACAGCAGTTGGTGCAAACGCATTAGAACAGCTAACTACAGCATCTAATAACACCGCAGTAGGGCAAGAAACATTAGAAGAAACTACTACTGGTGGAGATAATACTGCTGTAGGAAGACAAGCTCTTACTTCTAATACTACAGGTTCTAGAAGTGTAGCGATTGGTAATATCGCAGGATTTACACAAACAACTGGAAATAATAACACTCTAGTTGGTTATGCTGCTGGCTACGCAATAACCACAGGAATACAAAATACTTTTATTGGACCACACAATGGAACAACAGGTTCTGGTAGTGTTATTACAACTGGTTCTAAAAACACAATCATTGGTAATTACGATGGGAATACAGGCGGCTTAGATATCCGCACAGCAAGCAACTACATCGTCCTATCTGATGGTGATGGTAATCCTCGTCAGGTTATAGACAATTCAGGTAATGTTGGCATTGCTGAGACAAGTCCTGCTGCAAAATTTGAAGTGTTACAATCTGCATTTGGTACAAACAGTGCTATATTTAATAGTTCTCACAGTACTACTCCGCAAGGAATTAAGGTCGATTTTTCTGTTGCTACTCCTGACAATAATTCTCAAAAGTTTTTAACCTGTGAAGATGCTACGGCAGAACGATGCGTTATTTATTCTGATGGTGATCTTGCCAACCACGATGGCACCTATGGCACATTATCAGATCGACATTACAAAACTGACATAGAAAATGCTCGTTCTTATTGGGACGATTGGAAAAACATCCAATTCCACACATTTACCAAGGGTGGAAAAAAACAATTTGGTGTGATTGCGGATGAACTTGAAACAGTATTTCCAAGTTTGGTTCATACCTCACCAGATGAAAACCATCCTGATGGTGAAAGCCAGTGGGTTGATACGACTAACCTTTTACAAATTGCAGGAAAAGTAATTCAAGAGTTACAAGAAAAGAATGAAGATCTTGAAGCAAGAATAACCGCATTAGAAAACGCATAGTCAAAAAGGAGATATAAAATGACTGAAGAAGTAACCGCAGAAGAAATTGCAAAACACTACAGTGCTGCAATGGATAGCGTAAACCTTATCAATGGTGGACAGCCAGAAGGTATGGATGCTGATGAATGGGCTGATTGCGTTGCTCGTAATAAAGAACACTTAAACATCATGCTTGCTAAAGACTTCTGGACAACAGAAAACCTAACCCCTTTAGAAGAAGCAGCAGCTTAATGAAAATAGTTTCTATTTTACCAATAATAACATTAGTTGTAACAATGTTTTTAGTTGTAGGTTGTGTACCTGAAAAGAAAAAGTTAGGCGAAGGTGCGGTTACACATGCACCCTTAGGACATATTGATTTGTGTGCCAGAGAACCAGAGCATAAGCTATGCAAGAAACAATAACAGAAGTTTTTAATAAAGTCTTTCAAGGTTTTAACTATAAACGTGATGTAGACAATCATGGTGTAGTAGAACATTGGGGAGATTGTTTAGATAAACTAGATGGACAATGGGAAGGAGACTGTGATGACTTTGCAATTACATGTTCTTTACTATTGTCTCAATCTGGAATAGCTGATGAAAATATTAGAGTTATCTTTTGTAAAGTTGAAACAGGTGGTGGTCATTTAGTTTGTGGTGTAGATACAGAAGATGATACAATTATATTAGATAATAGAGAAAGGTATCCTGTATCTGCAAGTGAATTACATGGATATAATTTTATATCTGGTATGAGATTAAGTGAACCTAAAGTATGGAAAACTATTACATAATAAAGTAAAGTATGGTATAATAGTTATGTTCATAAATAATTAAGGAGATAGAAAGTGAACGAGAACGCTATGGAAGTTGAAGAGTCAAACATCATACATATAAATGGTACTGATTATAAAGAGAATGATTTGTCTGAACAACAGCATTACTTTATTAATCAGATAAAAGACTTACAAGCAAAAGCTAATAATTTAAAGTTTCAACTTGATCAAGTACAAGTTGCTTTAAATACATTTACAAATGAACTGCTAGGTTCTTTTGAAACGAAAGAACCAGAAGAAGTGAAGGAGTAGTTTTAGTATACTATGTTCTATTACATATCTATTGTTGCAATAACTTTACTTCATTTAAATAATCAAGTTGTAATAGAACATAGTGCTACTGGTCCTTTTAATACATTACAAGAATGTGAACTATATAAAATAGGAATGGTACAAAATCTTACTGGCTTTAATGAGATAGAGTTAAGATTATCAGAATGCAGAACAAACAAACCAATGGTATAAGGAATAGATAATGGCTAGTACATATACATCCAGTTTACGTCTTACAAAACAAGGCGATGGAGATAATCCAAATAGTTGGGGTCAAGTTCTCAATGATGGAGTTATTAGTCTTGTTGATGATGCAATAGCAGGATACGAATCAATAACTGTAGGTGTTAGTGCTAATGTTACACTAACTGAAAACTCTGGATCTGGAGATCAATCTCGTGCTGCTTTTCTAGAGCTAACAGGTAGTGTAGGTGGCACACAAAGTACAATTAATATTATTGTTCCTAATCAATCTAAAGGTTATGTTGTTCGTAACTCTGTATCATATGCTTCAGCAGGTGCAGATATTATTCTTAAAGTAGCTGGTAACACTGGTGTAACAATAGCTCCTGCTACAAACCAACATGTAATATGTGATGGTACTTCAGTGTATAATGTTGTGCCTTCAGAGTTTGGTGCAATAACTGCGGCTGGTGCAGCAACCTTTGAATCTACTGCTACATTTAATAGTACTGTGACAGTCTCAGGAGCAGGTACTTTTAAAGGTAATGTAAGTGTATCTGGTAATATAGATACTGCTGGTAATGTGTCAATAGGAGGCACTCAGACATTTACTGGTGCAGGAACCTTTGCTTCAACTGTTACTGTCTCAGGTGCAGCTACATTCTTATCTACTGTTACTGTTAAAGGTGATGTTCATGTAAGTTCAAAAGTATGTGCAAGTGCTTTCTATGGAGATGGTGCAAACCTTACTGGTATTGTAGCTATGCCTACTGGTGCAGTTATTCCTTTTGGTGGGTCTTCTGCTCCAAGTGGTTTTCTATTATGTTATGGTCAAGCAGTAAGTAGAACTACATATGCAACATTGTTTGGAGTTATTAGCACTACTTATGGTGTAGGTGATGGTTCTTCAACATTTAATCTTCCTGACTTACGTGGACGTGTTGTTGCTGGTCAAGATGACATGGGTGGTGCAAGTGCTGATAGACTTACAGGACAAACTGGTGGTGTAGATGGCGACACTCTTGGTGGTTCTGGTGGTGCTGAAACACATACACTAACTGAAGCAGAACTTGCTTCACATAGTCATAGTGCTGCTAAAAGATTTACAGGGAGTGACAGTGGTACTAGAAATTCTTTGGTAGCCGAACAACAAAACATAGATAGTACTTTTCAAGGTTATGAAACAAGCACTGGTGGAGGAGATCTTCTTATTAATAATACTGGTAGTGATTCAGCACATAACAATGTACAACCAACATTTATCTTAAACTACATTATCAAGACGTAATATGGCAACACTAACTAAGTTTGATTTTGTACCGGGTTTTCACAGAGAGTCCACACAATACGCTGAAGAGGGTAAGTGGTACGATGGAAACCGTGTGCGTTTTCGGGAAGGTAAACCTGAGAACATGCGTGGGTATGAGACAAGAGCACAAGGAACTACCTTTGATGGATCTGCTCGTGCTTTATTAACTTGGATGCCAGCAGATAATAATCCTACTGCTATATTTGGTACACCAGATAAACTATATGTACATGACGGAGATGAATTATTTGATGTAACACCAATAACAACAGCAACTACTTTAACTGCTTGCTTTGGTACATCATCTGGAACTACAAGAGTTTGCTGTTCAGATAATGCACATGGTAGAACAGCAGGAGATTATGTTTTATTTACATCTACATCTGCTATAGGATCAAGTAACGTATCTTTACAAGGAAATACATATCAAATAGTATCTATTGAAAGTGCTAATGTATTTACAATTAATGTTACTGCAAATGCAGATAGTACAGAAACACAAGTAGGTAAAGCAACATTTAAATATTATATACCTACAGGTAACTCTACAGCAGCGGCTGGTTTAGGTTATGGTGCGGCTGCTTATCAAGCTACGGTGTGTGCATCACAAACAAGAGCTTGGAATCAACCAGCTTCTGCTAGTGCAAGTGGTTTACTTTTTGATATTACAAACTGGAGCTTTGATAACTGGGGTGATGATGTTATAGCAAATCGTAAAGGTGGTGGTATATTTTACTATGACTCAGATGCTTCTACTGGTGGAGCATTAGATAGAGCTACATCAGTAACAACATCACCTGTAAGTGTTAATTCAATTATTGTGTCTCCTAATGATAGACATCTTATTTGTCTAGGGACTAATCAGTATGATGTTGCAGCTACAGTAAGTGGTACATTTAATCCACTGTTAGTTCGTTGGTCTGATCAAGATGATCGTACAGAATGGAATCCAAGAGCAGATACAACATCAGGTGAAGTTGTTCTTACAGATGGAACTCGTATAGTTGGAGCAGTAAGATCCAGAACTGCTATTAATATTTGGACAGATAATTCTCTCTGGTTAATGAATTATGTTGGTGGTAGTTTTGTATTTAATTTCCAACAATTAGGAACTAACTGTGGTCTTATTGGACAACATGCAGCAATAGATTATAATGGTGTTTCTTATTGGATGGGATATGATAACTTCTATCGTAATACAGGTAGAGCACAAGTTTTAGATTGTACAGTACGTAGATATATTTTTGATGATATCAATACAACTTATTATGATAAAATATATTGTGGTATTAACTCAGAGTTTAGAGAAATAATTTGGCTCTATCCTTCTACTACAAGTACAGAGTGTGATAAGTATGTTATCTATAATCCAGAAGAAAACTACTGGGTATATGGTGATACTATCTTTACTACATTTGAAGATGGTACAACATTTAATAATGTGATAACAACTGGTGTTACTGCTACTGGTAATAATATTTATAATAACGAGCCACCTACAGTATTTACTGGTAGTGGTGAAACATTACCGTCATTTATTGAGTCAGCAGACTTTGATGTACAAGATGGTAATGCAGTTATGTATATGAACAGAGTTATACCAGACTTTGACCTGTCTACTGGTCAGATTAAAATGAAAGTTATTACAAAGAAATATCCAGAGAGTACAGAGACAGTAGAAAAAGAGTTTGATATTTTTAACAATACACAGAAAGTAGATTTTAGAGCAAGAGGAAGGCAAGCAAAGATTAGAGTATCATGTGGATCAAACAATGCTAGTTGGCGATGGGGATCAGTACGAATAGCATTACAAGGTGATGGAGAGAGATAGTGGCTCAGTATCCTATATTACCATTTGCTCTTACAAATGATGATCTAATTCAAATGTACAATGAAGTACAAAACTGGGGAAATATTTTAATACAGGAGTTAAATAATAGAGATGTTGAATTGGATTCAAGACAGTCTACAACATTTCGTACAGTAGTAACAGTGACAAGTTTAGGTCGTCCACAAAAAGGTGACATAGCATATTCAACAAGCTCTGGAAAGTTTAGAGGATATGTAAGTTTAGGTGTAGAAACTTCATGGCAGGATTTAAATTAATGAAGAGTATGAAGGAACATTTTGATCTTGTGAATAACAGCACCCTGATTGGTAATATGAATACTGGACAGGCTGTAGATCCAAATCGTTTTCGTCTTGATCAGAAGATAGAGCAGTTTGGAAAGATTAAGAACATGAACTATAATAACATGATGGCTAATCCTTTTGAAAGTAAATTAAAATGAATGAACAACTGAGAGAAATGTTAAAGCTATCAGGGCTTAATAAGCTTGCTCAAAATGCAGGTATTACTCTTGAAGAGTTTCAACAAGCCCAACAATTAATAGCTCCTTCTACTATGCCTACACCAATGACACCTCAAATGCCTGAACAAGAGATGTTACCAGCTAATCAAAGACCTATGAATGTAAGACCATCAGATCCACAACGTATGGCTAACTTACAAAATATAAAACAAGCTTTGAATACTGAGAGTCCTTTAGATAATATAGCTATGATGCGTATGCAAGAGCAACAGCCTACAGTACAGGCTAAAGCTGGCACAGAAGGAATGACAGTAAGCTTTGGTAATGGTATGGTTCCGGGTGAAGGACATGGTATGCAAGATAATGTGCAGATGCCAATTATTCAGAATGGTGATCAGGTAGCAACTCTTGCAGTAAGTCCAGATGAATATATTGTAGATGCACACACAATGGCTGCATTAGGTAATGGAAGTGCAGACGCAGGTGCAGATGTAATGGACAAAGTAGTAAAAGAAATTAGAAAGAAAGCTTATGGAACAGATAAGCAACCTAATGAGATTAATGGATTAGCATCACTAAGAGCAGCAATAGGATAGGTACATAAAATGGGTATGTTTGATTTTCTTTTTGGTAAACCACAGACAACTACAACTCAAAAAGTTGTTGGCGAACTTTCTCCTGAATTAGCACCGTATGCAAAAGAGATTTTAAAAGAAGCTCAAGATATTTTTGCTAAACGTAAAGAAGAAGGTTATCAACCTTATGAAGGACAAACCGTTGCTGAGTTTGATCCTGATGAGCTTGCTGCTTTTGAAAAATTAAAAGGACTTGTTGGAGTTCAAACTCCATATCTAGAAGATTATGAAGCTGCATTAGGTGAATATGGTGGATCTTTAGATGAGTTTAGAAAATCTATAGAAGGCATTGAAACTGATATGACGGCTGAAGGACTTAAAGAATATATGAGTCCTTATCAACAAGCAGTTGTAGATGTACAAAAAAGAAAAGCTCAAGAAGACTTTGCTCAAAGAATTATGCCTGAGTTTGAGAAACAGGCTATATCTGCTGGAGGTATGTCTGGTCTTGGTAGTCGTGCTGGTGTACAAGCTGCTCTTCTTGGTACAGGTCAAGCACAAACACTTGCAGATATACAAGCTGTTGGTTCTCAAAAAGCTTATGAAGATGCTGTTAAACAATTTAGATATTCTCAAGATGCTGCTCGTCAAAAAGCTGGTGATATTCTAGGTGCGGAACAAGCAAGGCTTGGTGCTGCTGAAGATAGAAGAGGACTAGGACTACAAAAATTTAATGTAGGTCTTGCTGAAGCTGGTTTATTAAGTGATATAGGACAGCAAAGAAGACAAAGAGCACAAACACTTCTTGATGAAGCTTATGCTCGTGAATTAGAAAAGAGGGAGTTTTTGCCTACTGAACTTGCTAAGTATCAAGGTTTTGTATATGGTAGTCCTTTTACACAAGCTATTGGTAAAACACAAACAACATCTACTCCTAGAGTTCCTATTGGTCAACAGTTATTAAGTGCTGGTTTAACTGGATTAAATATATATGGTCAAGCTACAAGTAAAGATCCTTTTAGTGCTGCTTATGGTGGTATTAAAAGTTTTTTAACTAGAAAAGAAGGTGGTGGTTTAAATAAAGGGTTAAGTGGTTTACCTGTAGTTAAAAGACAAACTCCCGGATCAGTTAGATCAGGATTAACATTTGGCTCTCCTATTCTTAGAACAAAGAAACAAGAAGAAGACAGACTTAAAAAAATTATGGGTATTCAAAAAGAAACAGGTGAAAAACAAGTTGCAAGTTTAACTAATTTATTAGCTAAACAAAAACAAAGACAACAGAAAAGTGCTGCTTTGCGTCAAGCTTTATTAGATAAGTATGCTAAAGAACGTAAACCTACTATGACTACTGGAGAGATGCTTGCAAAACCTTTAGCGGCTGCAAGTAAAGCTGCATTAGAAACTAAGAATGTAGGTTTAATTGGAGCATTAGGTGCTGCTGGTGGGGCAGCTATGGATGTCTATGCTGATGTTCGTTCTGATTTAAATAAAGAACAACGTAAGTATATGGATTTAAAACTTAAAGAAGATCAATTAGAAATTGAGACTGCGAATGCTGAAGCTACAAAAACTGAAGAAAGAGAGCAAGAAATAGAAAAAGAGAAAATAAAAAATAACCAACAAATAAAAACTTTAGAAGCAAATTTAGATAAAAATGCAACAGATGAAGTTAATAAGAATATAGACAAGATCACTGATATTGCACAAAAACAATCTAAGATAGAACTTAATCTTGCTGAAGCAGCCACTAAAGGAAATACAATTGATAAAGCTAAAGCTTTTAATAGTGCTTATAAAGATGCTATAAATATAGCATTAACAAAACATGGTTATGTTCTTGATGAAAAAGGTGGACTTGCTGTTGCGGCTGGTGGTAAACAATTAAAAAAAGGATCTCCTGCATATAATGCTATGTTGCGTGATTATGAAAAAGCTGCTACTACATTTTTAAATTTATATGGTAAAAATCCAAGTTATACAGGACAAGCTAAAGCATTGTTAGGATCACTACAAGCTGTTTTAGGAAATGCAACATCACAACAAAAATCAAAACAAACATCCTCAATAGCTAGCTTAAAACAAAATCCTAACTTTAACGCATTAATAGGAAAAGCAAAAGAAATTGGAAAAGGAGATGATCAAAATAAACTAATAAAAAAAATAGCTAAAACATATGGTTTAAAAGAAATACAAGTTATAAACTTAGTAAAGTAATAAAAATATGGCTACAGCAATACAATCAGAAAATGATTTATTAAAAGAGTATGGTCTAACTCCAACTGAAACTATTTCAGAAAATGAATCTAGATCTTCAGTACAATCAGAAGATGATTTATTAAAAGAGTATGGTCTAACTTCTGATGCTATTATTCCTGTTCCACAAAATGTTCTTGATCCTAACTATCAAGAAAAAACTTTAGAGCAACAAATAAAAGAACAACGGGAAGCAAAAGCTAGACAGTTAGCTGTTGAAGAAGAGGCTATGCAAAAAGGAGCCACATTAGAAGAAGCTCGTCTAGCTGGACAACAACAAGTTCCAGAAGCAGCCTCACTAACTAGAGAGCTAGAAGAAACTTATAAAAAAGTAGAAGATCCTGAAGAAACATTTGCAAAAGAAACTGATATACCTACGTTACAATTAGAAGAGCAAGAACGTGGTAGAAGACTATTAACTGAAGTAACCACTGATCCTATAAAAGCTGCTACTAATGTAGTAGGCACAACTGCTGATACTTTAAATGCATTAACAGCAGGAAATATTGTATTTGATAGTATTAGAAATTTAGGAAAGCAAGGTGATGTCCTTGTAAGCGATCTCTTAAAAGATTTAAAAAATAAATTTCCAGCACAGTCAGAAGCTATAGAAGAAGCTATTCAAAAATATAAAGATAAAAAATTACCTGCAACTTCTTGGGAAGGCGCAGTAGCAGGTATTGTTCCTGCTTTAATTGGTGGTACTGCTGGATTTAAAATTGCTGATAAACTATTACAACCTGTAGAAAAAACTAAAGTTTTATCAAAAGGTATGAGAGCAGCTAAAGTAATATCTGGTGGAGGAACTGGTGCTGTAGTTGCTGATGTCTTAACAAGAGACGATGACGAGTTAATTTTAAAAGATATAATTGCAGAGTTACCTGAAGTTGCTAAAGCAGTTGAGACTGGTGATCTTACTGACTTTAATATTTTTGAAAAAGGTGTATTAAAATATTTAAATATTGTTGAAAAATTTACACCAAAAGAAGTAGTTGATTATTATAAAGAGTTGTCTATAAACCCTGATGATCCTGATTTATTAAAACGTGGTAAGCAAATAGTTGATGCTTTAGGTGGTGCTGTTGTAAGTGGTCCTATCAATGCAACTTTTATTTTAGGGTCTATTTTAAAAGCTAGTGTAAGTAAAGGATTAGCTAAAATACGAGGAAAAAGAAAAGCAATTCAAGAGGGAGAAGTTACAAAAGAAACACCTGCAAGTGAAAACGCTGCTGTTATTTCTACTGAAGTTATTGAAGAAGTTCCTGATGCTGGTCTACAAAGAATGTTAAATAGAACCGACATTAATAAAAAAGGTGACGATGCTATTGTAACAAAAATTTTACAGAAAGAAGATGAAGTAGTACCTACTGAAACAGGAGCAGTAAATAAAAGATTACCAGTAGATGAATCACCACGAGTAGGCTTAGAGAGAGCCGTAAAAGCAGACGAGATTGAATCTGAATATTCTCAAAGAAGTGTTGTTAAAGAAATTATTGGTAAAGTAAATACTTCTCTTGGTAAACATTTATCAACAGATTTACCAAAAGAAATTAAAGCTTACTTTAATAAATACAAACAAACTCAAAAGGGTAGAGATACTCGTGCTACTGCATTTAAAAAGAAAACTAGAGATTTAATAAATAAAGTAAAAGCTGAATCTAAAAAAGAAAATGTTGATAAAGATGATCTTCTTGCAGATATAAATTATTATGGACAAGCTTCTTTACTACCTAGAACTTACGATGAAAAAAGTTTTTTAGAATTTCTTGATACGCCTCTTGGTAAAGCAGCTTTCAATAAAGTATCTCAAAATCTAAGTTCAGATTATACTTTACCTTCTTTACATAGAACTATGCTAGACGAAGTTGATAATTCAGCAGCTAAGTTACCTGCTACAATAGTAGATGACATAGATGAAATGAATAGTCTTGTATTTGCAAATGAAAAGAATATTAATGATCAATTAGGTTTGAGTGGTAAGGGACAATTAGGTTTTGGTTTTAAACAAGATGGTGAAATATATTTGACACGATCTTTCCTTGCTGTTGATAACCCAAAATATTTAAAAGAAATTCAAAAATACTTAAAAGGAGATGAAGTCACTACTGAAACAAGAGTGGCTGTAGATAATTCAAGACAAGACTTTTCTCAGTCTATATTTAAAAGACGTTATGAAAATTTAGATAGCGATCAGAAAGCTCAGATAGATGGAATAGTAAGAGATGCTATTGCTCATCTTAATAGAAAAAGAGCAGGTGATTTTTCAGTGTCTGAACTATTTGATACTATAGGTAACACTAAAGGAATAGCAGGTCTTGGTGAAAAAGTTTTACGTGGTAGAAAAGATTTATCTCCTGCTTTAAGAAATTTATTTAAAGAAGATATTAACTATTTATCTAGATTAGAAACATCTTTAGTAAATCAAAGCAGAGTTATGGGTGCTCTAGATTTAGTTTCAGATTTAAAAACTTTTACTAAAAATAATTTAGATAAAGAATTTAATATGGGAGGTCTATTTAAATCTTTATTAAATAGAAACTTTGCAAGACAAGCTCGTATTACAAAAGGTGGATCTAGAGAAGAAAAAGATAGATTACAAACATTTGCTTCTTATAACGATATTAAAGGAATGCCTAATGCTTTTAAACAAATTGAAAAAAGAGTACTAGGTTCTTTAGGTGGACAAAATCGTGTTAGTGAATTAGATAAATTAGCTATTTCTAAAGAATTTGGAGATTCTATTATTAATGCTTTAGATTCTCAAGCATTTAATACTAGCAACTATTTATTTGAAATGTTTAGAAAGTTGACTGGTATAGGGCAAATGAGTCAAACTGTTTTAGATCATGGTGCTTATCTAATTAATACATTAGGTGGCATACAAAGTATGGTTGCGAATGCATATGTATTTGAACCTGCTATGTATAAAGCAGCGATTGGTTCTACAGTAAGATTATTTCAAGGTTTAAAAAATAGAGACAGTAAAACTTTAAATTACTTTGCTAAGTTAAGAGAGCAAGGTGTATTAGATACAGATCCTATAGCTGAAAACACAATGGATCTTGTAAGACTAAGCGAAGATCCTAGAAAATTAGGGACGATGGCAGATAGGGCGGCTGTAAGAATAAATAAAGGTTCTCAAACTTTAGGAGAAGCTTATGGTTCTATTGATAATTATTTTAAAACTTTAGCACATCAATCTGAAATGGCAAGGACTAAAAGAGCTTATCCTTTTAAATATGTAAAACAACAAGAGGGTTATAAAAATCTTTCTGCATCTGAAGCAAGAAAAAAATATGATGATTTTGTTTTTAAAAATGCTTCAGATGAAGTAAAAGCTAAAATGTATAACTATGGTGAAGTAGGTCAAACAATTAAAGGTATTTCAAGAACTCCATTTATAGGAAACTTTGTTTTATTTCCAGCAGAAACAATACGTGTTTATCCTAATATGGCTAGAATATATTCTAAAAATATGTTGCAAGGTATGGGTATAATTCTAGATGAGTTTGGTAATAGACGAGTTAATCCTTATTTAGCAGCTACAGGTTTAGTTGGAATTGGATCATTACTTGGAAGTACAAAAGGTGTAGATGTAGCAATAGATTATAAAAATAGTAAATTAGAAAATGATTTTGGAGAAACTGTAGGTGTTCCAAAAGAAAATACACGAGCATTAGATCTATCTGGTAGAGGATTTAATTCTGATTATAAACGAGTACATATGCAAGCTCCACAACAGCAAGCTGATGGTCGTATTATAGGTAAATATGTGGCAAGCACTTTATTTGATCAACCAACTCTTGTTAAAAATCTTATAAAAGAAATTACTGCATTAGCCTTAGATGGTAAAGAAATGCCAGATGTAGAACTATCTACTAAATTACAATCTATTTGGAATAGTGGACCATCACAATTTACTTCTCCTACATTTCTTACAGGTGCTATAATACAATCAGTATTTGATAAAAATTTAAATGGTGATCCTTCATTTTTATATAAAAATACAGATAGTATTTGGGAAAAAATTTCTACAGGACTTTTAAATGTTGTTGAAAAGATTGCTCCAGATGGTGTTAAAAAAACAAGGGACTATTTAGATGCTCTTGATGCTGAAGAAGTTGCTGATATTGTAAACAAAACTGCTGTAAATTCTTATGGTTATCCTGTTGACTCTGGAGATATAGAGTTTTGGGCATATACAGGAATGAAACCAAGGACATATGATTATGGTAAAACAGTTGCATCTGATATGTTTAAAACAATTAGAAGTTTAACTGACACAGTAAGTGATTTTAAGAAAGAGATAGATAGTATTAAACCACAACCTTATAATGAAGATTTACAAAATAAAATTGTAAATGAATATAGAAAATTGCAGAAGTATAAATTAGATAAAATGAAAGAATTAGCTGAGAAGGCTCATATCTATTCTCAATTTCAATATACAGATTCTGATGGTAAGACAAAAACAGAAGAAGGTAATCCAATAACATTTGGACAAGATAGAATTATTGAAGAATTAATGTTGTATAACAAAGTATTTTCTCCACGGATGTTACCCCTTGAATTATATCTGGCTCAAGAAAGTATTAAAAATTTACAAGGTGGTACTTTTATTCCTGATTATCCAGAAACAGACACTTCATTTATTGAAAGTCTGACAAGAAAAAATATACCTACTGATAAATTACTTCAAGCATTAGCAAATGTTAGAAAAGAATTTGAAGGTCAATCTTTATTTCCAGTAAAGCAAGGAGAAGAATAATGCCAGAAAGCGCAATGATATGGAACTTAATACTTAGCGGCTTTGCTGGCGCAGTAGTGTGGTGGATACGTGGTGTAAATACAAAGCTTGAAGATGCTCGTGTACTTATAAGTAAAACACGAGAAGAGTTTGCTAAAGAGTATGCACGTAGAGATGAAGTAGAACGAGACATGGAAAAGTTAATGGATCGTTTTGATAAACTAGAAACTAAATTAGATAACATGATAGAAAGGATTACTAAGTAAGATGTCAATAGATTGGGTATACTTTACCGAAAAAGAAATGCAGTGCAGAGGTACTGGTGAGTGCAACATGGATGAACAGTTCATGGAAAAATTAATTGATCTAAGAGAAGACTACAACAAGCCAATGATTATTACATCTGGTTATCGTAGTCAAGCACATAACAGTGCAGTAGGTGGGTCTCCTAACTCAGCACATGTACATGGTAGAGCAGTAGACATATTAGTATCTGGTAATGAAGCATATGATATTTTATCTCTAGCTTTTAAACATGGTTTTACAGGCATAGGTGTAGCTCAACGTGGAGCACATAATAAAAGGTTTATTCATATAGATGATATGGATGACTCAGATCGTAGTCCTAGACCTACAGTGTGGAGCTATAAGTAATGGAGCCTGTGCATACACATATTATAGGCATAAGTACAGTTCCTATAGAAGTGTATACACGACATACAATACAATCTGGTGGAGATGATCTTACTTATATAACACGTAAGTATACAATAGATGGTCCTGTTGTTAGAGTATCTGAGTCCTCCACCACATTATATGATAGATATGGTCAAGAAGTAGAAGTTGGTAAGTCTAATAGTACTAAAGAGATATTTGTATGAGTTGATAGATTACGGGGGTAATTTTGGTTGATCCAGTCACAGTTATTAGTGGCATAGCTTTAGCTAATAAAGCATTTAAAGAAGTAAAACAACTTCTTCAGAATGGTAGAACAGTTGCAGATTGTGGTAAGCAGCTAACTGATTGGGCTAAAGGTTGTTCGCAAGTACAAGAAGAAAACAATAGAACAAAACTCATGGGCAGTTCTAGTTCTGAGACTGCTATGAAACGTCTATTACATACTCAGACTGTGCAAAGACAACGAGAAGAACTTCGTGAGTTTATGCAACTCTATGGAACTCCGGGAAGTTGGCAACAATTTCTAGCTTTAGAAAGAGAAGCAAGACTTGAACTCAAGAAAGCAAAAGAAGATGCAGCAAAGAAACAAGCTAAGAGATTAGAAACAATTAAGAATGTTGGATTAGCTGCGCTGATAACTGTATTTGTTGGAATAATCATAACAATAGGCACAGTTGTCTATCTAAATATACCTACAGAATAGGAGATTATTATGAGTGAAGAAAAGAAAGAAGACATGATCCCTGATAAGCAAGCCTATCAAGTAAATCGTAGGCGTATGTGTTGGGTTGTTTTAGCAATGTTGTTTGTTATTACGATTGCTATACTAGGATGGCCTGAAAGATATGAGAAAACATCTGTACTTGAGATGGCATATCTAGCTTTATCTGGTTTGGTTGCAGCCTACTTTGGTGCGACTGCATTTCAGAATGCTAAACTAGGATCAAAAAGGTGAAATCAATTCTAAGGGGGTATAGCTAACCATACAGAGCGTTCTCTACCTCTCTGGTAGGTTGGTAAACTAAAGGGGCAAGATGGCTACTCAGTGGTCAGCTTTGCCCCTCTTTTTTTCTTAGATGACAGTCTTTTTAACATATATAGTGCTGCTTTCTTATATGTAGTGATAATAACTATCTTACCCTCAGAATCATATACCTTCCATTTCCTTGTCATCTTCTTCTACATCCCCGTCTTCAAATATGTTACCTGCAAAGTCACACTTCTCTAAAAGTTTTAATACTTTCTCCTCACCTAGTGTATTAAGACAACCTACGATAGCAGTCTCTAATGTATCTTTATCTAGTCCACTGTTAACATCGCCACTTGCTCCACGTATTCTAGATAATAACTCTAATGCTTTTAATGCACTGTTAGAATGACCATTGTTCTTAGCATACTCGTATTGTTTTTCTAATTCGCCTATAACATCTACGTCTGTTTCAAGTTGCTGCTCTAGTTCATGTACTCTATCAACTACTTCTTGATTCTGCATAAGGCGATAGCCTTGGTTATATGCAGAGTCAGCAGCGTAGCCAGCATTCTTTGCAGCCTCTGTAGCATTACGGTGTAGTACATATGCTTGTGCAAACTTCTCTTGCTTTTCATTTAGAGCCATGAGCTTCTCCTACTGTCTCACGTTCTATATCATTGTGATCAAACTCTGCCCAGTATAATTCTAATGCTTCACCATCTGTCGCTGCTTCAAACTGATGATACTCTCCGGGCTTTACTGTAGTCCACTCACCTTGTCTAAGAAAAGTTTCATCTACTAGATCATAGTCATTCTTCCACACTCGAATAATTAAAACACCTTTTGTTACATAGAAACCATTCCACTTGTATTTATGTTTGTGTTTGCTACACTTACTTCCTTCTTTAAATAAAATGTGATGAAATTCAAAGACACCATTTTGAAATATGGTAGAGGTTTGACCCCAGACTTTTCCTGCTTTCATTGCTTCATATTATTTCTAGCAACACCCTTCCACTTCTCTGCTGTACGCATACCGCCAAGACCAAGAAGCGCAAGAATGAGACTTGTTAGTTCTCCTGTTTCTAATACAGGTAGTGTTACCATTGGATACCAAGTTATAATAATCCATGAAGATATAGGTGCAAGAATAAACTGCCAACCAAGAGCTATGGCACATATCCACATGATGGCTGGTCTAGCTCCGGCAACAAAGATAGAGGGATGTTTAGCTTGCTCTAGATTTGTCTGTGCTTGAGCAAGATCAAGACTAATCATCTGCTGTTTTAGTTCTGCTTCTAGTTTTGTCTTGAGATCTTTGTCTTCTACAAACTTATCAAGAACTTTACCAGCTACACCTACTACACTTTCTGCAAGTCCTAACATTTAAATCTCCTTTATCTCAAAGATTGTTGGATGATATTTAATTTGAAATAATCTACTTGCTATACCATGATCATCTAATCTATAGTCTGCATGAACATATACTGTAAGATCTTTATAACTTTCATCCTTTAATAATTTACAGAAGAACCTAGCCCATACCTCTGGATTATAAATAGATACATGTACATTCTCACCATCAGGAAACTTCTTAACTGCTGGCATACAAGAGATATTAAAGAAAGCAATCTTCTTTGCAAAAGATAGAATGTTTTCTACTACCCATTTCATATCTGAGGAAGGCACATGCTCAAGAACATCTGTACATATGACTGCATCTTGTCTGTCATCAGGAAGTTTATCATGTTCTTTATAGCCCGGATCATAGAGATGATAGTTATCTAGAATCCATAGTTTAGGAAGAGGTGCAGACAATCCAGATGCAATCTTCTTGTAGTCTTCTGTATATAGTTGGCCCTTACCACAACCATAATCTAATATGGATTTAATGTCATGTCTTTCAATAAGATTTTTAATATAGTATACAAACTTATATAAACTCTTTCCATTGAACATTTCATCTGATGAATCATGCATGTCAACGTATTGATTTAATAACTTCGTATATCTCTCTGATGGTGACTTAGCAGAATACTCTTCACCATATTTTATTTCCGTATCATTAAGCATAATAATTCCTAAACTGTGGTCTTTTTTCTTTCTGTAGTTTTATGTCCCAAAGATCAGCAACCATTGTTCCTTCTCCATGAAACTGTAGTACACCATCTAGTGATGTGTCTGCAAATATTTTCTCACAATCCTGTGCCATAGCAAGAAGCTCTCCTGTAGTCCAGTATGTTTTATCTCCTACAGTTACCTGTATGTATTTAGGTTTAGGAGTTTCACCGCCTTCAAGATCTCCAGTTGTTTCTGTTTTTTCTTCATCTGTTGGCTCATCTCTACAACAATCAAAACCAAATAGATGTAACTCACGAAAGCCCATTGTATGCATCATACCTATGCCACGCATGGCTGCACATGTACCACCTGTAATAAGTGTTGCACCTTGTGGTATTCCAAGATCTTCATTTAACTTAACTGTTTGATTTTGTATGGCTGTTTGTCTTTCATCTTCTCTACGTAGTGACTCAGTAAAAGCATGCCATCCCCATATATTAACATCACGATCTTTTAAATGTTTTGTTACAGAAGGATCAGTCATAGAGGCAACAAAGAATATTGTATCAGGATCTATATCTTTAAACAAGTCTTTTCTTACAATGTTGTGTGTACTCTTACCTTCAATAGAGCGAGGATCTAAAACAATACAACCCCAAGGTTTAATACCATGTTTAAGTAAGTGAGGATATGCATGTTTAACAGCTAAAACTTTTGGATCTCTATCACGTTCTTTCTCTACTTTAATAAAACTTTTTAGTTTATCATAGTCAAGATAAGGTCCAGCAGATACTATGATACCTAGTTCTCTATGAGCAGGATGTTTTACAACCCACTTCTTTTCATCAATCATCTTAACATTTGTTTGGATGTTTGTCTGAATGTATTCTTTAGGAACACAGTCACGAGGATGAACAACAATAGGTACACGTTTGATATCTTCAGGTATGTCTACTGCATTTACATCATGTATAAATAAAACAAGATGTGTACAACCACCGCCTACAACTCTATCATTTGATGGGAGTACATGCTTACGTGTTGTTGCTTCTTCATCAAACGTAGTCCAACCATCTTCGTCTGGTACATTCTCTGCTTCTACTTTCTTAGTTGCAACAGATTTAAAGACTTCGTTTACACCTTGATACTTCTCAGGTGGTATTTCATCTGCTTCATCTTTTGTAAAGTAATGATCAGCTATAACAACAGGAACATTCTTCAGTATCTCATATTCATGAGCTACAGTATTGATGCTATTACCACTACCGATGATAGCAAAATCAACTTCAGAAGCGTGAGAAGAAGTGAGGGTATCTTTGACATCGCCTTTGTAAAGTTCAAAGGTAAACTCTTTGTCTTGTTCTTTTTTAACATAGTCAGCAAACTCCGTCAGTCGTTTCTGTACAGCCGCCATTGTGTTATGTGCTTTGGAATTAAACTCTATGCTATCAGTCTCTGCCGTAGCATCTTCAAATAAATCAAAACCAATGTAGTGTATTTTATCTTTTCTGTCGAAAGCAGCAAGCGACATTTCAATAGCTCGACCTGCATTCCATGTACCTGTCTCAAGGATTGTTTCAGGTTCATAGTGTCTTATTAAATCAGCTAGTTGTTTGTATCTTTGAGGAAGAATGTCAGGTGTTGTAGCGTCTTCTCTTAGAGCTACGACTCTGTTACCATCAGAGTCTCTAAGGTTCTTAGTTGTAGGATTGTTTGTATCTACAAATAATTCATTAATATAATTAATAGTTTCTTCTGTTATTATCTTGTAAGAGAAACCATGAGCATTATATAAAGATAGAAGAGTGTTTAAAATAAGAGCAGCATTCCACTCTCTATAATTCATAAACTCGTCTGTTATAAATGCACCACGTACATCAGCAAGCAACTCCACGGCAGACTGATTTGTAATATCAAATGCCATGAAGTGATCAAAGTCTTGCAGCTTTAGAAAAGAAAATGTTTTCTCTTTAGGTGGTAGAATATTTTTAATAGAAGATAATCGAATGTTTTTCATGGTGTAGCAGTAAGGATCAAGCCACACCATCCACGAATCTTTATTATTAAATGCACACTCACTCAATGCAAATATCTTTGGGGCCTGACCTGTAGCATCAAGCATAACATTGTATTCAATGGCTCCCGCTTCAGTACCGTCATGTGTTTTATTACGTTCCATGAAAGAGTTGAAGTCATCAAGCTCTTCTAGATTGTGATAAAATATATTCTTACTCTCAGGTAAAGAGTAGTTATCCAAATCTACATCATAATAATAACAGTGAAACTCTATACTCTTTACAGGTTGCCACTTATCTACAAACTGTTGAATAAGTTTAGCAGCATTCTTGTTTAGAATTGTTTCATTAAAACAAGTTACTATTTTATATTTCATGACTACTTATCTTTCTTGTACCTGCTAGGTATGTATAGTCTGCATTCCATTCTGCTGCGTACTTACCATCAATATGCCTACCACACTTCCACTGTTTAAACCAAGGACCACCTGTAGTAAAATGTACATTCTTAGCTTCAACATCTTCAGGAGAGTGATTGTCTAGCCAGTTCCACTCTTCATCTATAGCACCAATGTCAGCTTCTTTATCTGGCAACCAACCAAATGCATGAAGCCACTGACCTGTCTGTGTGTTTACAACCTCTGGAGTAAGCGTTCTATTTAATGGATGTGAACAGTTCCATAGAACAAAACTAGACCAGTTCTTTCTACGATAGTTTTCTTGTTTCATGCCATCCATCTTAACGCCATCGCCGGGTTCATATTTATGTTTAACACAATATAATGGATAGTATTCTAAATTATATTCATCAAATAAACTATTTATATCTGTACGTGGATACATATCACAGTCCATGTACAAAGCCCAACCCTCATACATATTCATAGCTGGTACTAGAAACCTAGTAAAACTAAACTCAGTTGAGAAAGGTCTGCCATCTATGATATCAATGTTCTGACCATCTATAACTTCATGTTTCCTAGTATACATACCAGTTAGTTCTAGAATATCTTTTCTTATAGGAACAATACGTACATTCTCTACAGATATACGTTCTATTGTAAATCTTAATACGTCATAAGCTACCTGTTCTTTAGGATCATAGCCTATGTAAATAGTGTTGGGTGCTTTTCTCATTATATCTCCAGAAATAATGGGGAGCAAAATTAATTACTCCCCATAGTTTGTTATTGTATTTCTATTTGTCTAGGCTTTTCTTCTTCAGGTATCTCTACAACAATCTTCAATGTTAGTAGACCGTCTTCAAAAGACACATCACTTACTCGTGTATTGTTGAGTAGATTAAACTTCTTAGTGAAAGGTCTTTTAGCAATACCATTATGTATATACTTTCTATCTACAGTACTACCAACATCATCAACTTTCTTAGTGTTACTAATTGTAACAATATTCTTTTCTTGTATTACACTGATATCTTCTTTAGAAAATCCAGCCAGTGCTAGTTTAATTTCATAGGATAGATCATCAAGCTTGATAATATCGTAAGGTGGATATTGATTGGTCTGTTCTTTTATACTATACAGTAAGCTGTCAAAGCCTATTGAATTTTCTAAAAAGTTTTTTACCATAGATTCTGTGTATGGAAACATAATTACCTCCTTATTAAGCAAAGTGTATGTGATCTATTATTAGCATCACACATATATTATAATACAAGATATGTCATTTGTCAAGAACTTTTTTGACCGGGTACTGTATCAGCTATTTTATTTTTAGATAGTTTAAAGCTTAACTCATCAATAATAGCACTTGTAGTTTCTGAAAAAAGTCCCGGTACTATTGCATGTATTATTGAAAATATCATAGCAAAAAATAGATACGGAATCATACTTAATGCAAACCAAAAGTGTTTCCAATAAGACATTTTTACTTCTTGTAAGTGCTCTTTAGTTTGCCCAAACATCTGACCAATCTCCTTGTAATGCACCTTTAGCATAGTCTGTAGCTCTGTTCTCAAAGAAGTTTGTATGAGTAGGAGCATTGATCATAGTCTCTACCCACGGTAATGGGTTAGTCTTGACTTTGAATATACCTTTCATACCCATAGATATTAGTCTACGATCTGCTATATACCGAATGTATTCCTTAACTTCTGTCGGAGTAAGGCCATCAATCGCACCCATCTTAAACGCAAGATCGACAAATTTATCTTCCAGTTCAACCATCTTAGTTGCCGTCTTATAGATTTCTGATTTGGTTTTGTCATTCCAAACATCCCTATTCTCTTCTACATAAGTTCTAAATAACTTAATCATACCTTCTGCATGTTGTGTCTCATCTACAATAGACCATGTAACTATCTGTCCCATGCCCTTCATCTTGCCATGTCGAGGAAAGTTAAGCAGCATAATAAAGCTACTGAACAATGCCAAGCCTTCAGTGAAAGCAGAGATAGCTGCAATCTGTAGAGGTATGGGCAGCTTACCAGAAGCTACGTTTGCCTTGAAGAACTCATGCTTGTCTCGCATAGCTTCATACTCATTGAACTCATTGTACGTTGTCTCTGGCATACCAAGAGATTCAATAAGATGTGAGTATGCAGCTACATGCAAAGCCTCACGAGCAGCAAAGCCAGACAACATCATACGTATCTCTGGTTGTGGAAAATTAGGTAGATAATTATTTACGTACCCACCAGATACATCTATGTCCGACTGTGTGAAGAAACGAAAGATGTTAGTAAGAAAGTACTTCTCTTCTGTAGATAGTTTATCTTTCCAATCCTTTACATCTTCAATCATTGGCACTTCAGTATGAAGCCAGTGTGATTGCTCATGCTTGAGCCATGCATCATAAGCCCAAGGATAATGAAATGGTTTGAAATAGTCTCGTTCATCTTGTAGTTTTAACTCAGTCATTTTTCTCTGCCCCATGATTAGCGTGAAAATTATACTTTATATCTGCTACTCTTCTAGCTTCTACTGCTTCTTCAAGAGTAGAATAACGTCCTAAACATTTACTAACATTATTAATTGCTATGTGTGCTCTATATTTATTATTATCTTTATCATAGTAAACACCATTATGTCCTACTTTATTATTGGATTGTAGTGTTCTGTTTCTATTATTTTCAGAAGGAGTGACTTCTCTAAGATTAATTATTCTATTGTCAGTTGTATTGTGATTAATATGATCTATTTGATTTTTAGGTAAACAACCATAATAATGTAGCCATATTATACGATGTGCTAAATATTTTTTTCCAAAAATTCTACCTTCTTTTCTTGAAATTCTTCCAGTTTTTTGACGATAGATAGTAGTGAATGCTTCCTTACCAGAAAATTTACCGTTCCATTTATCTCTATCATGTTTATTTTTAAAATACTTTAGAGGTCTTTCCTTCCAAAAAAGATCTCCAGTATTAGGATTATAGTCTAATAACTCTCTAACTATTTCAGCAGTCAATTCCATGTTACCCCTCACATGCTAGACATTCTTCACCAGAAGCAAGTGCTTCCATACTTAGCTCGTCAATGATCTGACGTTCTATCTTACGGCTTACTTTATCAGCCTTACCTATCTTCTCTGATCTACAGTAGTACATTGTCTTCAGACCTTTCTTCCATGCCATGAAGTGTACAGCATGTAGATACTTGATGTCAACATCTGGTCTGAAGAAAACATTGAGAGATTGTGACTGATCTATGTACTGCTGCCTATCTGCTGCATGTTCAATCACCCATCTCTGATCTATCTCCATAGCAGTCTTGAATACTTCTTTCTCCTCTGGTTCAAGACAACGTAGGTGCTGCACAGATCCATCATTAGCTATAACACTTGACCAGATACGATCATAGTTTAGCTTACTATCTTTCTCACACTTTTCTTTGATTATCTTATCTAAGAACTTATTTTTATTTAGAAAGGAACCACTAAGTGTATCTTGACGATAGGCGTTAGCTCTCCAAGGTTCAATTGAGGGTGATGTGTTTCCCATGATAATTGAACTTGAAGCATTGGGTGCAATCGCCATAACGTGACTGCAACGTAGTCCTGTTCCTTCTGCATCAGGTGCTTCTCCTCGAAGGACTGCCAAGCCTCTGTTTGCACGATCAAGGTCTGTTCGTATGTGTTTAAACATTCGCATGTTAATTGACTTAGCCATTGCTGATTCAAATGGAATGTTCTTAGCTTGCAAGTAGGCATGGAATCCCAATGCTCCAACACCGACTGAGCGTTCACGCATAGCGGAAAACTTAGCACGACTAATACTATCAGGAGCTTCTTCAATAAAAGATTGTAGAACATTATCTAACATCTCCAGTGTATCCATAAGAAAGTATTTGTCTTTAGACCATTCATCAAAGTATTCTAGATTAACAGAAGACAGACAACATACTGCTGTTCTATCTACAGATGTTGGTAAAATAATCTCTGAACAAAGATTAGATTGATTTATTTTTAAGTCTCTCTGCTTCAACCATGATGGCATCTCAGCATTAGACTTATCTATAAAGTGTAAGTATGGTTCTCCTGTCTGCATACGCATCTCTAGAATACGTTGCCACAGTTCTTTAGCAGAGACTACATCGCATACTTTCTTACTGTGTGGATCAATCAAGTCCCAAGTATCATCAGCATATGGATTGACCATGCAGTGTTCGAGGACACTCATAAACTCATCTGATATATTAATACCATGATGCATGTTAAGACAACGAAAGTTCTGATCACCAGTAGGCTTTCGCATCTCAAGAAACATTAATACATCTGGATGTGATATGTCTAAGTATGCTGCATATGATCCTCGTCTTGTGCGTCCTTGTCTGTAAGCAAGACTAGAGGAGTCGTACATCTTGAGATGTGGCATGACTCCAGTGCTCTTGTCATCACTAGAGCGAATACCAAAGCCAATACCAACACCACCGCCAAGCATACTAAGCCAATTTGTTTCTGATAAGTTATCAACTAACCCCTCTGCACTATCGTGTATATAATTAAGATAACAACTAATGGGAAGACCACGCCGGGAACGCCCATATGATAGTATAGGAGTTGAATAAGATAACCAATGCTTTGAAGAATATTCATAAAGCCTCTGAGCATGTTTTTCATTAGTGCCAAAACATCTGGAAACATATGCAAACCTCTCTTGTGGGGATAGCTCATGATCCATCATGTAAGATTCTTTAAGTCGAGCTATTCCAAGTTCATCGAATAAATCATCTCTCTCTGGAGAAACTTTAATAATGTCGTTAATCATCTTGCCCCTCGTAGTAAAAATGCAGAATCATTTCTGCATAATGTATTACCTTTTGTATGTCCTCTTTACCTTGTCCTTTTGTTCTGTGTCTTGTTGTGTATTTAATAATGTTACCTTCAAGAAAGTCTAAACCATTTCTAACTATATACTCTACTGGTTGTATCTGACAATCTTTGTAGTGGCTGCCACCTATCTGTTCTTCTAATGCAGATTCTTTCATACGTCTAAGAATATAAGCATCTCTGTTCTCATAGGAATGAGTGGAGTCTTCTTCTGATTTCATTTATATCCCCTGATGTTATTGCTTTTAATGCAAAGTTCCTAACTGTTCTTGGTTCGAAACCTGCAAGCTCACAAGTCTCAACAAAATTATCACACGTTACACCAATAGAAGCAAACACCCATGCGCTTGCTTGATCACGCTGTATTGCCGTTTGAATTGTTTCATCATACTCTTTTGGTTTGGTCAAGTCAAGAAGAGCCTGAAGAATTATTGCAATGTATAAAGATTTATCTGAATTTTTTTCAGCTAAATCATATAGATTTCCAAACTCTTCAGACATCTAGCTCTTGAACTGGACGATAGAACTTACCACCTACATAATTATTATAGTAAGCTGGCTCATCTGTACCCTCCAATGTTGTTGTTAATACTTTATGTAACATTTGATAATAGCACTCATAATATCTTAAACTTCTTTTGTTCTTACACTCTAATAAAATTTTAAACGTAAAGTTTTTCTTACCAAGTTTTTTAATATCTTCATTCAGATACTTACTTGATCCAGTATAGGATCTCCAGTTTGATTCAACATCCTTTCCATTTCGTTTAACAAAGTATTGCTTACAACCTATGTACGCTTTCTTTGTTTTTTTGTTTGTAATAAGATAGACAAACCCAAAGTTATTTATTGTGTCTGGTTTGTTATGAAACTTCCAGTGCATATACTTCTTCTACATCAGGTTCCTTTTCGACATGTGTAAGAAACCTTTTACCTTTTGAATAGTTAAATATACGTAAGCCCTTACCTTGATTAGCATCAGACCAACACTCCGACTTGTGGCTGCAATACACACAGTTAATACCCAACTTACGATTGCCAGACTTGCCATCAGGAAGATCAGGAAAGCACCTAGTAGGTGGCTGATCATTTGATACAACTTGTTTAAGAGAATTAACACGAGCTTCTGCATTAATAAACTCCATGTTATGTACTTTAGATAAACATATCTCTCCAGTTGATTTATCTATTGCAAGGAAAGCTGCTTGATTCAAACCATTCGCTTGAGCATATGCAGATATCTGTGCAATGTAACCAAAGGGGTCATCTTCTAATAAAGTATTAAACTTAAACTTCTTAAAACCATTACCACTTGCAGACTTACAATCAACAAGAACACCATCTATGATAGAGTCCTGATGTCCTAAGACACCACCAACAGAGACTTCTTTCTGTTGATCTGTGACAGAGTGTCCAGCAATGGAAGCACACAAAAGTAAAAGCTCTTCAAGAATATATCCATACAAAAACTTAATACGTGTAGATGGTTTTAATTGTGTGCCATCTAACTTTCTGTGTATGTCATACCATATTTGACGATCAGGTTTACCAATCGAAGATAATCTTAAATTACTTCTATCTCTGGGAACTTCATAGAGAAAGCTTTTGATATGTACCTTCAGCATCTCTCCAAAGTTATCTATATGTCTGTCTACCTCCTTCTCATTCATCTCCAATGGAGTGAGATTAAATAGTTCATATATATCTGAGACTAATGTATCTATATTTTTCATAAAAAATGGGGGAGCAGCAACAGCGAATACTACTCCCCCTCTCCTTAGATTAGAACGGCACTGAGGTAGATTCTTGTACGTATCCACCAGAGACGGGGGCAAAATCTTCCCTGCCATCAGTGTATTCAATAAAGTCTACAACCTGAACAGCGGCAAGGTCAGCAGATACGCCTGATTTACCTGCATAGTTCCAATCATATGGAATTGCTTTGACGTTTACCAAACTACCATTGGCAATTAATTTACCATTCCACAAATTATTCTGAGAGTCTTTTACGATGGGAGCCTGACGTTCGCTACCATCTTTACGATATACTTTACGTTTAATTGTTACAAAATCGCCACGCTCATCTCCTTTATTGGCGATTGGAAGTCCTGCACTCTCGACTACAGAACGGTTATCATCGTTCACTTCTACTTGAATACTCCACACCGGATCGAACTTTGTGTTCGGTTCAGTGATTGAAGCATAGTGACATTTACCAGTGATATAGATTGGATCTTTCATTTAGTTCTCCATTTAGTTTCCGCTGGACCATTCCAGCCTTGAGTTACGTTGTCTACTACTAAACAACATGAGGACAGTATCATAAAGCGATTCGTATGTCAACAACTTTAATGAGTTTCTGCCCAATTATTTCCAACTTTATAGTCAGAATCTAGGTCACATTTAAATTTAAAGTTTCTTTGTGTTGTGTACATTGCCTCCTTTGTTAGTTTTGTAAATCTTTCTACATCAGAGTTAGCTACCTCAAACTGATACTCATCGTGAACAGATGCTACCAGCTTTGCATCTAACCCTGTCTTACGTATACGTTCATCTATATTTACAAGCCACTGCTTGCATACTATAGCACCTGCACCTTGAAGTAAAGTATTAAGTGCAGCATGTTCTGAACGTATATGTAATTTCCTACCATCAAGACCCGGAATAGTTCCAGATCGTGCAGCCTCTTGAATATTGTTACGTAATCTTTTCAGAGCTGGCATGTTAGATAGAAACTTTGATATTAGTTTTTGTCCTGTGTTAGATGAACCACCAGCTATCTTACCTATCTTTGCAGGACCAGCACCATAAAGAAAAGCATAGATAAAAGTCTTTGCTTGATCTCTAGTAGATAGACCTGCTGCTTTTTGATTTGCAGTATGTACGTCACCAGTAAGAACCTCGTTAGTAAATGTTGGATCATTCATATAGTGAGCCAGACATCTAAGTTCAAGACCACTAGCATCAGTACCTACAAGTTTGTGTGTCTTTCTGTTTGATACTGTCCAGAGAGAACGACACTCTTTTCCATATGGACTGTATACTGCTGGTACTTGGGCCATGTTGGGACTGTGGTGAGCCATGCGACCAGTAATAGTTTTAAGAGTAAGAACATTACCATGTACACGAGAGTCATCTCGACACTCCTTTATCCAAGCCTTGAGCAGACCAGTTCTTTTCTGTAGAAGAAAGTAACGACTGAACATCTGAGCTTCAGGCATGTCAATGTGTGAGAGAACTTCTTCATTCACAATCACATTACCTTTCTCTGTATGTTTGTCTGGTTTCCAGCCACGATCCATGAGACGATCAGCTATCTGCTTTCTACTTGCTATGTTAAATGGTATATACTTAGTTTTAGTTTTAAGTTCAACTACTGTAGGCTCAAACATTTCTACAGATTGTTTCTCTAGTTCATGTTGTTCATCTTCTAACTGAGCCAGTAGTAGTTGTCCTTCCATAAGATTGAAAGCAAAACCATTACGTTCTTGTCTATCAATTATAATACGTATGTTTCTTTCTAGATCATATGAATACTTAGAAAAACCTTTGCTCTCTTTCTCTAGCTGTTGTGCTAGCTTACGTGTTAGCTCTACGTCACGTTGACAATACTCTAACATCTCAGGTGTGTAGTAATCAAACTCTTCAAAGTCCAGCTTTGAAAAGCCAAGACGTTCACCCCAAGATGCTAGAGAATGTCCCTTGTCACGCACCGGATTGTACAGTTGAGACTCAAGTAAAGTATCTCTTACTTGATCTGGTCTAATCTTAGACCCAGTGAGTCGGTTCAGAGTGGGAGCATCAAAGCTGATGCCATTGTGCATGATGTACTGGTCAATCTTTTTAGACCACTCACCAAACTGTTTACACTCTTCGCCAACCCATTTACGTATCTCACCTGTTTGATAGTGCTGCGCTACAATACAATGTATCTTTGTAGCATTCAGGCTATCTGTTTCTATGTCAACAACTGCTTGTATCATTGTATATCTACTAGACACGCATCCTTTACAGGAATGTGAAAG